GGCTAATGCGAATGGTTTATCAATAAGCTCTATAAGTGAGGACATAGGTGGGTTAACATCTTCACTTGAGATTACTCTCTCGAATAAAGTCCCATCTTCAAGATACCGACAATACCCATTCCCTGGATCATACTCATCACCTTGTCCCCAACTATAATCATAAGGTATACCTTTATTTGGGAGGTCCCGTAAGAAGTCTAAGTGTCCATAATTTACATCATCAAAATAGAAACATATAAGAGAAATACCATCTTCTCTAGAAGACATTTTTTCTGTAATGGGGCGACGGTCTAAACTAAAATCTGCATATTTATTAATTATTTCAATTACCTTCTTTTTATGTGGTTCTAGTATTACTAGATCTGCAATACAACGATCACCCATTAGTCTTCCTTAAAATAGTTTAGCTGAGGATTCATTAACCCATTTTTGTATAGCTGGGTGAGTTAACATTTCTTTGTTGCGCCTTACAGTCTCTCGTAATGTCACTACTTGAAATTCAACTGGTAGTCGGGAGACATACAACATTATTTGATCAGCAGTATCTGCTTTCATGTTATGGCTAAGTGAGCCAGTTAATGCGAATAAGATACTAGGCTCTTTTGGAATGAAGACTGTCTGAGGGTCCTTTTGAATCTCGGAAAGCTTAGGTAAGCTAGCGTAGATTTTCATAAATACAACAAACTCACGAGCTACGCCCTCTGAAAGAGTCCCAGATAGTATTGGAAGCATATCAGGGTCATCTTCAGTCATATCAGGTAGTAAACGACTAACAAATTCCCAAGTACGTGGGCAGGCATAGGTCTTATCTGTGTGGTCAGGGGTAAATGTATACAAATCGCCTGGTTTAAACTTAATGTAATCTGTAATTCGATGATCAATTTCATTATTCATAGCCCAGTTCAACCAAGTGGTTGGATCTGCTGTTAATTCAAAGTGAATAAGCCGTGACTGCAGTGCTGTGCTCATTTCTTGAACAATAGCACCATCAGTATCTAGATTACCTGCACACATGATGGCTACTCTACTATGTAAATTGTGCATGCCAACCATACGATCTAATACAAGTTTATAGCTTGCACTTTGAACAGCTGGTGGAGCTGCATTGAATTCATCTAAGAAGAGTAGCCAACCTGAATGCCCTTCAGGAAGCTCATCACCCTCTATGGGGAATGTTTCCATCGGGATGTAACCAGCTTTATCTCCAACTATGTTAGGAAAACCTAAAATATCACAAGGGTCACATTGCGCTAAACGTAGATCAATAACCTTTAGATTATTTTCTAATGCTATTTGGTGGGCAATATGTGATTTACCAATCCCCGGGCTACCAACCAACATAGGAACCAGTCTAGATTTAATGCATGTAGGTATAACGCGTAAAGCCTGTTCTATATTAATCTTCATAATATTCTCTCGAAGGCTGTTGAACTTCTGTTAATAAAGTATTGTGATATGTCATTAATAGCGCATAAATACCATTTCTATTTGTTATGGGTAAGCTACTTTCAGCTAAATTAATTACATCCTGTAAGCTACCCATGGTTGGAAATAGTGGTGCGACTGTCGGTTCTATTTCGGGGAACAGTTGTAATTGTTTATTGTTATTTGCCATTTGTCTCCTTGCAGGCTGTATATAGTCAAAAAATGACTTTCTGATGAAAATAGTATATCGGGTTGAGTATTTTTATAAGTCCTGGATTACCACCAACTATCATAGATTACTGCACGCCCTTCTTTAATGGCAACTCGAGCTTCTGTAATAAACTCTAAAGTGTTCTTAACATCTTCAGGATATATCTCAGCACTACCGAAAAAGAACCCCGGTGTATGCTGTAATGTATTGGCTATTAAAGCCTTCTCAAGAGCATCTAAATCCGCAGGCATTAAGCGAACAGACGCACAGTTAAACTGATTATCTAGACCTTTCTTGTCGTAATATAGAGATTGCATCCAACCATGTAAATGGTTGAATTTTCTCCAAAATGCAAGTTCTTTTTTCTTAGTTCTAGGTGGCATTTCTATATCTACTTGTTTAGTTCCGGCAACTCGATTAGAAATGGAATACGCATACTGGTCTAAGCCCATAATTATCTCCGATATAAAAAGAAAGTGGACAAGCCCTAAAAGGGCCTGTCCACGTAGAAGTACTACTAAATCAAAAAACCGCACGGAGTCCGGCTGTTACACTAAAGCATAGTTAGAATTCCTTATTTGATCACCTAAGTTAGGCGACAATTTTCGGAATGTACCAACTGATTGATGTAATTGACTTATTAGGTCATCAAGTAATACACTATCTGCAATCTGTGCCAGAATTTCTTTGTATTGCCATCTAACCCAATTAACATTATTTGCAAGGGATCGGAATTCATCATGTACAGTAACTAAATCGAATGGACGATACTGAAGCATCCCATTCATTATCTTGGATAGAGCCACAAGATGCTTTGTACTTAGATATGCAACAGTAGTTGTATCTATATACGGAGCAATTACTATACTAGGCATACCGCTGTAATGGTATTGATCACGATAATATTCAATGTTTGAATCAAAACATTTATCATCGTAAACCTTGCCTATATTCCGTGCAACTAGTTCAATTTCAACAGTCAGAGCTGCTTGATCTATAACTTTACGGTCATAGTTACAGCGACGATGCATTTCCCTTACGATAAATCCGTCAATGGAGTGCACTACATTAGCTACATTACTTAAGCCTTTCTTTTCACCTGCATTATCATAAAGTTCATAACTAAAAGTAGGATGTCCTGGAAGTTCATCCACTTCTATACGTACAGTACGTTTAGTCATGACTTTTACATGTGCATCAAATCCATCAGGTAATTTCCAGTTATGGCTTAAAGTATAAGGCTGCCAGCTAGATAGGAGGTCTTGTAATAGTTCCCATGCACCCGGTGCAATCTTAGTAGTAGCTTTGTAAAAGGCCTCTAATTGAGGGGACCCTTCTCCAAAGATCTTCTTAGGCTCAGCTTTTGAGCCGTAGAAACTACACATTGTGGCGCTTTTAGCATCATCTCGAGATACTGAGATAGAACTACCTAAAGTCTTAGACATAGCTTCTGTAACTTCTGTATATGCATCATATCGAGTGGTAGGATCAGTCAGATTAGTAGCTTTAGCACCCTCTACGCAGCCTGTTAGAGCTGACATTATCTGGATGCCACTACATGTACCATCTACACCTACCATGTGCCCTGTAGGAAAACCATTTAGTGCTTTACGAACTGCAAGACGAGCTTTTATATACAACGCTCTCTTCTTTGTAGGCACTTCAGAGTCTAAGGATTCTAACTTTTCAAGGTTATCTTCAGTCCACTTAATACGGTCCTCAAAGAGAAGCTTGTCAAGTCCGAATTGGTTTGCTACATCTATGAGTAGCCATTTCCATCCTGAGTAATTAATCATAGTGGTACTCCCTCTGTCAGTTCTTCGTTAGCAAATTCGAGCATAGCTTTCTTATAACTAGTGCCCATAGGATTGATATGGTAGCCACTAGCATAGATACGCCCTCTCTTATCGACTTTATGATTGAAATATATACGGTTGCCCTGTTGGAGCATAAGTATATAAAAGTAGCTACTCTGTTGTTTGAAGTCTTGCCAGTGACTAATCTTATCAGCGGTATCTAACTTATAGTTAGGTGTCTCCTCCATCTCAAGTAAGAACTCAGTGTCTAGTTTCATAGCTACTTGTCCCATAGTGTTAAGTACTGATAGACACAAGTCTCCATCATGATGGTTACCTGTACCTAGTACTAGACTGTCGTTATGAGTAAGGTAGCCACTACTAAAGTTATGAGTTAGTGGTAAAGGTGCACATACCATAGGTGGTAAGAACTCACTGTCCTTAATGAAAGATACTAAACTATCTTCTATAGGTATACGTGATACTACTTTAAGGCTAGCACCTTTAGATTCCTTAGTGATATCAAAGGCATCTGTATTACAGAGTACTGCTAGTAAGTCAGCTGTAGCTGCAATAGCTTCTACTTGGTTACTAAACTTCAACCGCATAGCGAGTTGTGCAGATGCTGAAGTGAATAGTTCAGGAGCTTGAAAGTATGTGATACCTATGAAGATATCTATAACTAACTCACGAATATCCATCAGTTTTAACTGAGCGACTCTCTTCATTTTACTATCATAATATGTTCCTTGTAAGTATTTATTAATTAAATCAATACCTTGAAGAACTTTAGATTGTATTAGTGGATGACTTTCTATAACCTTCCGGATCTTAGTATCAATATGTCTACGGTTATAGGTACCTTCGATTATTTCTTGGGCTAGAATCTGCTGATTTGTATCCATGACCTGAACTCCTATAGTAGTAGTAAGGGACTTTCTGACTATCTATCTAATAAAATAACCCTTACTGACTATGTGTCAGTAAAGGCTATGTGGGACTTTAATCTAATTTGAATTCAGCTGCTGGTTGAGCTGAACGATAATTAACTCTAAGTCTCTGAGCTAATTTTGCACTGTTACCTTCTGGATCTTTTGAAAGCCACTCAATTAGGCGTTTGTCTTGGGCTTTGTTCAAATGCAACCCAATTGCGCCTAACTTAGGATAAGAACCATCAGTTCCTTCTAAAGTAATGTTAATAAAACCATCAGCTTTCTTCCAAGTTGAGTTGGAATCTACTGTTTTGTCTGAATCTTTAAAGTCAATCATTTTAAATCTCCTAAATAAATAGTACGTTATTTGGCTGAGAATATCGCCGTAAATACGGGCTTGCCCGTGATTGTTTCCAACCTAATACGAAAATAAGACGATAAGAGATGAAGGATATCGAGAGGGAGCACTTCCCGAGATTTTGACCTTTCACTTGACAATGATATTATGTATGTGATATAACTTTTTACACCGAGGCAAGTACTATAATCAAAAGCAACCCCACCCAATGCTTACAAACGCTCAGCGTTTCCGACGCGAGTCGGGAACAGGCGTGCGTTTGGAAGTTAGTATTCTTATATATATAAGGAAACACTATGCCTAAGAAGGAAGGACAATCCCAAGCAGCGTATGACAAAGCCAGGCGTAACAAAGCAATCTACAACGCACATCCTGATAGGATAGCTAGTAGGGTTAAACAGAACCAAGCTAGAGCAATAGCTGTGAAGGCAGGCAAGGCTAGCAAGGGTGATGGTAAGAACGTACACCATGTTAGGTTATTGGATAAGGGTGGTGATACTAAGTTAAGTAACCTCAAAGTAGTAGGTGAGAAGAAGAATAAAGGATGGCGAAGAAGTTCTCCAGAAGTGTATGGAAAGAATAGGAAGGTATAGGACTAAAGATACCGTAGTGATATCGTATTTGGACTATCTAAGTAAAGTACTTAAGTAAGTAGGAATAACAGGTAATCAGTAAACCTAGCTACTGACTGTCCGATACCCTACTCAGTAAATGAGTCGTGACTGTCCTAGAACTTGCTTTTGACCTTATCGCTTTTGCCTTTGATTCTGCCTTTGATGTTGATGTTGACGTTGCTTTTGATCTTGAACCTTATGTGTGGCTTTGGGTTAAAGGGTTGGACCCACCTACCCCAGTGTGGGATAGATGAGTCGTGGATTTATCTTCTGATGTAATCAACAGGTTCCACAGGCATGTAGTTACGCTCTGTGAGTTGTGTACTCGCCTGTTTCTCGAGTCGAGCAAGGTTTTTCCTTTGCTCATCAACATACACCTGAGAATACACAGGCGTACCACGATAGCCGCAATCATGCATAGTAGCAAGCGTATTAGTTGCTACAAAAGCTGCTTTTAAAAGCTTAAAGAAAGCACAAATGTCTTTGTACATACATCCTCCGAAGTTGATTAACAACCTGCACACCGAGCGGTGCACAGGTATGAGTCGTGCTACTATTTCATAGCATCGAGCTCTTTCTTAGACACCTTCTCAAGCTTAGCGAGGTTGTGCTTCTGCTCGTTTAGGTAGATTACTGAACTAATCTCACCTACGGTAGCAATGTTCTCGAAAGCTACGGCGCATTTGTTTGCACCGCTGAAGAGGTGGTAAAGAAACTTCCAAACCATACCGAAAGCGTTACTCATATTAGTCTCCAATTAATTGGGAAGCATTCGGGTGAATGTTCCAGCCCGTACAGGCTTGCCTGTTTCTCCCGCGTAGCGCGTGAGTCGTGTTCAGCAATCACTACTGTGGTAGTTGACCTTAGTGTGCCTTCGGTTTTGACCTGAGGTGTGCCTTTGGGTGGTGAGTCGTGCCCATAACCTAATTTGCAGATATAGAGGGGGGGAGTATTTGCTTCTAGTCCTTGACAGTTCAATCCCTGCAATCGTACCCAAATTATAAATTTCTCAAAACCCAAAAAAATAATTTTTCCCCTAACCCTCTGGATTTAATCTATACTCTCCCGATACACTAACCCAAAAGGGTCTTACATGACGGCATTAACAGTTGAGCAATTCAAGCATGCATTACCAGATAAGGTAAGAAAATCAGTTAACCAAGCTTTGATAGATCAAATCAACAAGACATTGACTGAACCAGAGCTGTATGAGGCTTATAGGGAGAATCTGATTAGCTACGCAGGGGTTATGAAGGATGGCAGGTTTAAGATGCGCGAGTATATCTCTGCGGTGAAATACGTGAGCCATAAGCTCATGGGCTGCTCTCATATTGATGGGTATAGTAAGACGTTCCCAGAAAAAATATTACGATTTGCTACACAAGGGGTAGCGTCTAAAGATATAGCTAGTTATGTGACTGCATATAACAAGAGTAAATTGGTCAATCTTATATATGAGCAGACATTGATACCTAGTTATGTGCTAAATCAGGATATGTACCAAAAGGCCCTAAATGTACAGGCGGAGCTGATGGTAACTGCTAAAAGCGAGAAGGTTAGGACTGATGCAGCTAATTCACTGCTAACACAGCTTAAAATGCCTGAAGTTAAGAAAGTTGAGCTTGATATTGGTATTAAAGAAGACAGTTCAATCAATGTACTTAGGACGGCTACGCTGGAATTAGTAGCCAATCAGAGATTATTAATGAAGGCGGGGCAGACTACAGCCGGTATTATTGCTGGGTCGAAGCTAGAAGTAGTGCCAACTGAGGTTGATGATGCGGAGATAATTAGTTAATTGGTGGTAGAATGCTCATATTGTAGCTAGATTTTATTCTAAAAGGTGAAATAATGTGTCAATGGCTAAAAAGAAGCTCCTTCACGGTTCTGGTAGTGGTCGCAGGAATACTTTACTATGGCATATATCTAACTGGCGCAAAGTTGGTAAGGATAAGATAGTCAAAAGCTTGCGGTTTTCAGCAGGCAAACAGCATACAGTACAAGAATTAGATGATATAGAGCGCGATAAGCGCGATTGGGAAACATAGTATATGTATAATGCAGTTAATACATTTAATAATATATATCCAAAATCAAGAGCTCAAGGGGCCACTGCCCCTTTCGCTTCTGCCACCCCAGTAGTGAGAACACAACCAACACCCTTTCCTACATCTCAAGCGCCTGCGGCGGGTGGGGATTCTTGGGCTCAGTTCTTAGCAAGTGGTAGAAATCGAGGAGAAGACGGGAATACAGTTTATGATCGACTTGCAAAGCATGGAGAGGTAAAACAACCTGATTTTCTGGGCTCAATGAGTGCATATGGTCCTGGAGGTGAGGTAACAGATTTACAACCGCAAGAGGCACCTCCTATGATGAAACAACCAGAAGAAAGCGCTAGAGCTAAGATTTATGCGCTTTTACAAAAATACTATGGCGATCCCGCCCTTAGTAGTGTGACTAATGTAGGAATATCTAACTAATGGCACTTTACGACGATCTTAGGAACTCAGCTGGTAATGCTTGGGATAGCTTTAAACAATATTTCAATGAGGGCCCAGAACAACCAATAGCTCCGGCTAGTATAGATTATGGAAATGCTTACCAAGCACAGCAAGCAGTTGTACCAAACTATAATAGTAATATGGTAGAGACCCTACAACAATACACACCTGAATATGAAAACGGAGAGCTAGCACCAGGAAATATTAATCTAGCAAATAGAACTCGATTTGATGCTGGAAATGGGCAACAAAAAACCATCTTAGGGACATCGTACAATATAGATGGAGTAGAAACACTGATACCAACGGTTCATCCAGAAACTGGAGAAGATATGGGAGAGGAAGAAGCAAAAGATTACTATAGAAAAACAGGTGAACATTTAGGCATGTATGATAGCCCAGACGCTGCTACTGCAGCTTCTCGTAGTATGAGTGAAAATCAAGATCTTGTTGAGAATCCACAGCAACCACAAACATTCTCACCTGCAGTACAACAACTACAGACGGATGAAGGAACAAAACGAAATAAGCAAGGGGACCATGTTGTTTACCCAGATACTGAGGGGTATTTAACTGCAGGCATAGGTCATAAACTTACTAAGGCAGAATTAGCATCAGGGAAATACGAAGGGGGGATGGCTGTTCCACAGGAACAAGTGGATAAATGGTTCAAAGCAGATTTTAAAACAGCTAATAATGATGTGGATACACTTTACAAGGGTGTAAATTTAAATGATACATCCAGGGAAGTTCTCGTAAATATGGCGTTTAATCTAGGTAGGGGCGGATTATCTAAATTTAAGAAGATGAAAGAAGGTTTTGAAGCTGGTGATATGAATAAAGCTATCACAGAAATGAAAGATTCAAAATGGTGGGGTCAGGTGGGTAATAGGTCAAAAAGGTTAGCTAAACGATTAGAAACTAATATTGCATGAGCCAAACAGCGACTAAAGAAATATTTTCACCCAAGAAAGTTGAGGAATACCTTAATAGCACTAGTTATGAGGACGATAAGGACTATGTGCCTAGTGAATTTGCATTAGAGTTCGTAACCTTTATTAAACTGGTTAATGGCGAGCGCGGCGAAGAACACCAAACCCCGGTAGTCCATTATAGAATGTTGGATACTATTACCAACGGGGGTACCCAGATTATTAATCTATGTCACCGTGGTATAAGTAAAACTACAGTGATGGGCGAGTATCTATTCTTATACCTAGGTGTTTATGGGACCTTGCCTGGTTTTGGTAAAGTAGATCTAGCTTTATACGTATCAGATTCCATTGAGAATGGTATAAAAAATATGCGGAAGAACTTAGAGTTCCGCTGGGAAAATTCAGATTTCCTAAAACAATATATACCGACTGTGCGATTTACAGATATCCGATGGGAATTTAAGAATGCCGATGGTAATGTTTTTATTGTCCGTGGATACGGAGCAAAAACAGGTGTTCGTGGTGCTAAAGAGATGGGTATGCGCCCACAGTTGGCGGTACTAGATGATCTAATCAGTGATGAAGACGCTAGATCAGCAACAGTCATTGCTTCAGTAGAAGATACAGTCTATAAGGCTGTTACTTATGCATTACATCCTACTAGGAACATGATCATATGGTCTGGCACACCCTTTAATGCCAAAGACCCACTGTATAAGGCAGTTGAGTCTGGTGCTTGGGCAGTTAATGTATTCCCGGTATGTGAATCATTTCCTTGTACTGAGGAAGAATTTAGGGGGAGTTGGCCTGATCGATTCACTTATGATTTCGTTAAGAAGAAATATGATACGGCAATGAAGAATAATAAGATTGATACATTCAATCAAGAATTAATGTTGCGTATTATGAGTGAAGAGGACCGGATGATACAGGATGGGGATATCGGATGGTACAAGATAGATGCTGTGCTACGGAACAAAGGCAGGTTTAACTTCTATATTACTACTGATTTCGCCACTTCAGAGAAGGAAAAGGCAGATTTCTCAGTTATTAGTGTATGGGCGTATAATAATGTAGGCGATTGGTTATGGGTAGATGGTATCTGTAAACGCCAGTTAATGGATAAGAACATTGATGATTTATTCCGGTTAGCCCAAGAATACAAACCCCAATCTGTAGGTATTGAGGTAAGTGGGCAACAGGGAGGCTTCATTCAATGGATTCAATCACAAATGCTAGAACGGAACATTTATTTCCCTCTAGCAAGTGAAAGTAATCAAGGTAAAGCTGGTATGCGACCTAGTACAAATAAACTTGTACGATTCAATACTGTAGTCCCTTGGTTTAAAGCAAGAAAAGTATTTTTTCCTATAGAACGTAAAGCTGAAGCGCCAATGGTAGAAGCGATAAATGAACTTAGTTTAATTGCAGTGGGGGGTATGCGCAGCAAGAATGATGACTTCCTAGATACAATATCTATGTTAAGCTCCCTTATGCCTTGGAAGCCTTCAGAGGAAGCTCCCATAGTTAGTTCTGGTAAGGATGACAACATGTGGCATGTGGACGTTGATGTTAAAGATACTGATCGCATATCTTCTTATATTGTGTAAGGTAAAATTATGAAATTACAAGAAGTCTTTGACCAGCTTACTTATGGTGAACTTTCCCAGTTAAGTATTGGTGGTAATGAAGCTGGTGTTATCAGCGTATCTAATCGTGAACGGGTGATCCCACATGTCAATATGGCACTAGCTGCAATATATAAACGATTCCCATTAAAAGAAGGGCGAGTCAATGTCCCTTTAGTAACAGGAACATATACTTATACAGTTGTAGGCGAGGATATTAATAGAATAGAACGTATTTTTACTGACTCTGCTCTAAAAGAAGAGTTAAGTCTTAATAATGAGATAGATATATATAGTTGTTTTACTACAAGTCCCAAAGTCTTGGTGGTTCCCATTGCTATAGTTGATAATAGCACTACTTTACCAACCGCTCTGAAGGCTACATCATTGGATTTAGTCTATCGTGCTAATCACCCTAAACTCCAGGAGAAGGATGCTGACCTAGATCCTGATGAATTGGAGTTGGAAATACCATATACGTATATAGAACCTTTAATATACTTTGTAGCTTCTAGAATGCTTGCTAATACTGGAACAGGGCAGTTTGAGGGACTAGCAAGTAATAATTATATGCAAAAATACGAGATGGCTTCGCAATTATTAACTAATCTAAACCCGCAAGTTGAGAATACTACTAAGAATGCGCGATTTAGGGATGGGGGTTGGAAGTAATGGCTGAAAAAAATCAAAAGACAGTAGAGACAGGCATTAAGAAATCTATTGGTATTACTGCTCCTGAAGGATGGACTACGCCACCTACTATTGAGGAAATGAAAGCAGATCGACTAATTGCTAAGACAATCCATGATGCTCAAGTAGATAAGATCGGTGTATGGTTAGATAATCTAAATATTACTGGCACAGCGGCTATAAAAACAATAGCTGGGCAATCCGCAATACAGCCAAAACTTATACGTAAGCAAGCAGAATGGCGATATGCTTCTCTAAGTGAACCTTTCCTATCTACTGATGATGTATTTAATGTGCGACCAGTAACCTGGGAAGATCGTGATGCAGCTCAGCAGAATGAACTAGTATTAAACTACCAATTAAATACTAAAATTGATAAAACTAGATTTATTGACGAGTATATACGCACTGCAGTAGATGAGGGCACAGTCATTGTTCAAGTTGGTTGGGAATTCGCTGAGGAAACCTACGAAGAAGATGTACCTGTAATTGAGTTTCAAGTAGATGAGGCGCAAGCTCCACTACATGAGCATATACATCAGTTAATGCAAGAATCTCCTAGTCAGTATGCTACCGATGTGCCAGAGGAATTAAAAGAGGCGCATGAGTTAACAATGCAAGAAGGTCGCCCGATTGTGCCTATATTTACTGGTGAAGTACGTAAGGAAGAGAAAACTCGCATCCTAAGTAATAAACCAACCTTAGAAGTATGTGATTTTCGTAATGTAATGATCGATCCTACTGCTAATGGGGATATCGAAAAAGCGGGCTTCCTCATAAAAACTTATGAAACAAGTAAGTCTGCACTTAATAAGGATGGTAAAAAATATCAGAATATAGACAAGATTAGTATTGATAATAATTCAATCTTATCAACTCCAGACCATACTCCTAGAGAGGACGAAGATAACTTCAACTTTACTGATGAAGCACGTAAGAAATTTGTAGTACATCAGTATTGGGGTAAACGAGATGTAGATGGTAGTGGTCTTGTCACAGCATTTGTAGCTGAATGGGTTGGTGATGTGATGATTCGTATGGAAGAGGTCCCTTTTCCAGATGGGGCATTACCATTTGTTATTGAACATTACCTACCTGTACGTAAAAGTAACTACGGTGAACCAGATGGTTCATTGCTAGAAGATAATCAAAAGGTTATTGGCGCAGTAACTCGTGGGATGATAGATATCATGGGTAAATCTGCGAATGGGCAGACCGGGATACGTAAAGATATGTTGGATACAACTAATCGACGTAAGTTTGATCAAGGTAGAGACTATGAGTTTAATGCTAATGTAGATCCACGCCAAGGCGTGTTTATGCATACTTATCCAGAGATCCCAGCATCTGCACAATTTATGTTGCAGCTACAAAGTATGGAAGCTGAATCTATGACCGGTGTAAAATCTTGGTCCCAAGGTGTTTCAGGTGCTGTATTAGGTGACGTAGCCGCAGGCATACGTGGAGCTTTGGATGCAGCTTCTAAACGGGAGCTTGGAATACTTCGCAGACTTTCCAGCGGTATAGTAAAGATAGGTCGTAAGCTTATTAGTATGAATGCAGAGTTCCTATCAGATGAAGAGGTTGTCCGAGTCACTAATAAAGAATTTGTGACTATTCGTAGAGATGACCTTGCCGGTAAATTCGACTTAACATTATCTATATCCACTGCAGAAGAAGATAATAATAAAGCTGAACAGCTAGCCTTTATGCTTCAGACTACTGGACCCACTATGGACCCAGAAATGACTAAGATGATCTTAGGGGATATTGCTAAATTACGTAAGATGCCTGATTTAGCACAACGTATTACAACATATAAACCTGAGCCTGATCCTGTTGCTCAAAAAGTACAACAGCTAGAAGTTGCTAAATTAGAAGCTGAGATTGCTGAAATGCAAGCTAAAACACAAAAGATCATGGTAGATGCTGGGCTAGCACAAGCTAAGACCAATACTGAGTCTGTTAAAGGCGCTAATCTTTCAGCAGATACTGACCAACGTAACCTTAACTATGTAGAACAGGAATTGGGTGTTACACAAGAACGTGACTTAGAACGTCATGGTGCACAAGCAAAAGCACAGGAAAAGTTAAAATTACTTGACCATGAGCTTGGATTAGAAAAAGAAGAAGCAAAACAAGATACAAACTTATTACAACAATATTTGACTAATAGAGGATAAAACTGGTATATAGTTACGGTAGTTACGGACAATCTATTAACTTTTTTTAAAACAATGGTAGATAAATGACAATAAATGAATCGTATGATGCAATCGAGAGATTGGAAAGAAGTGAGAGAATCGAAGCAACTGAGCGTAGTATAGCTAGTGCAAAAAGTGTTGCTGATGTTGTTACCTCACTTGCCCGACTTAAGTCAAATAGAGACTTTAAGAGTATGGTTTTAAAAGGATACTTTGAAGAAGAAGCAATCCGCTTAGTTCATCTTAAATCTGCCCCAAGTATGCAATCAGTAGATGACCAACGTGCTCTCATATTACAAATTGACGCAATTGGTTGTTTTAGTAATTATCTAAATACTCTACTTGCTAAAGCAACTATGGCTAGTAAAACCTTAGAAGATGATGCAGCTAGTTTGGCTGAACTTTATACTGAACAGGGGAATGAATAATGGCTGATACTAAAGAAGAAAAGGTTGAAGAAGTAATTTCCCCTCTTCAAATGACAGATGAAGAATTTCTAGCGTCGCCACCTCCACAGGAGGAAGTAGTTGCTCCTGAGGAAGTAGCAGTTGAAGATGTAGTTGCAGAAGAAGCTGTTGTAGAAGTTGCTGCTGCTGACGAAAAAGTTGAAGAACCTGCTGAGGGCTCCGGCGAAGCCGAAGAGCCCGAAGAAGTAGCTGATAAGATACCTGAACCAGTAGAAGCGGCAGAAAAGCCTGTTGAAAAAGATATAGAGGAAAAAGAGGCTCCTGAGACCGATTCTAAGAGCATAAACTATGAAGCCGAATACAAGCGCCTACTACAACCCTTTAAAGCTAATGGGAGGGATGTTACGGTGGATACAGTGGATGATGCTATCTCACTGATGCAAATGGGTGCTAATTACAACAAAAAGATGGCTGGTTTGAAACCTAGCCTAAAGATTTTGAAGCTGTTAGAGAATAACGGTCTTCTAAGTGAAGAAAAATTAAGTTTTTTGATTGACTTGGATAAAAAGAATCCTGAAGCAATTAATAAACTGGTAAAAGACAGCGGGCTAGATCCTATGGAACTAGACGCAGAAAAGGCAGGTGAATACGCACCGAAAACCCATTCGGTTGATGATCGTGAGTTAGAGTTGGACTCTGTATTGGATGATATCCAAGGTACACCAACATATAATAGAACTCTTGATGTAATCAGTAAGGAATGGGACAGTGCTAGCAAGCGAACAGTAGCGGGACAACCTCAGTTGCTTAAAGTGATTAATGACCACATGGCTAGTGGTATTTATGATCAAATCAATACTGAAGTAGAACGTGGACGTATGCTTGGTCACCTGAACGGTGTTTCGGACATTGAAGCTTACCGTAAAGTTGGAGATGCTATACAAGCTAATGGAGGATTTGACCATCTGGGTGTACCCCAGGAGAGATCCAAAGAAGAAGCGCCTATAGTAGTTACTCCAAAAACGAAAAAAGTTAATGATCCAGCATTAAAGGACAAGCGCAGAGCTGCTGGTAGTACACCAGCTGCAGCCCCAACGGCACCTGCAAAGGATTTTAATCCATTATCTATGTCAGACGAGGAATTCAGCAAACTTGCTGCATCCCGTTATGCATAAAATTTATTATAAGGAAATATTATGACACGCGACTATAATGCACCGTCAACCACGGCTTCAGGTACAGCCTCGGATATCGGTCCACAAATCAACAGTGCTTACTATCAAAAGAAAGCACTAGTTACAGCAGCTAAGGAAGCCTTTTTTGGTCAACTAGCTGACGTTACATCCATGCCTAAAAACATGGGACAAAAAATAAAGCGGTACCATTATTTGCCTCTATTAGATGATGCTAATCTAAATGATCAAGGCATTGATGCTGCAGGTGTAACCATTGCAGGCACAGCTTTTTACGTAACACTACCTAGAGCTGTTATGGCTGTAACAAATGCTACGAAAGCAGCTGCTGCTACCGCTATTAACAACCTTACCGGCACTCCTTGTGTTGCAGGTGCTGATGGT